GGCGTCCATGCTTGTAGCGGCGGTGCTGAAATGAACATCATTGAACTAGCAAAGCAAGCGGGGTTTTCAGACGCTGATGACAAAGGTGTTTGGATTACAGATGGCTACTGGGACAAGGAACTTGAAGTCTTTGCCGCCTTGGTAGCAGCGCATGAGCGTGAGGAATGCGCCAAGTTGTTTGAAACAATAACCAAAGACCCCGCAGTGCCATCTGTACATTTTTCGTTAGCTGACACGGCAAAATTAATCAGAGCAAGGAGCAACACATGAACATCAAGGAACTAGCAGAGCAAGCCAATGGCGAACCTGCATGGCCCGGCGGTGTCGCTTGGACTTGGGATGAGCTTGAAGCCTTTGCCGAGTTGATTGTGAGGGAATGTGCTCAGTTTACTGATTCAGATATTCGCAAGTTTATTTTGAAGCATTTTGGAGTTGAAGAATGAGCCGAATGACAGGCTATCAATCTTATTGCGTGTATTGCAAACGCCCTGTGTTCACCATAATAACAAAATGTAGGAGTTGCGGAAAATGACAGGCTACAAATCAAAGAAAGCAGCAGCGCAGGCCAAGACAATAGACGAAGTTAATTGGGTAGATCATGAGCCTAATGGGGTAACACAGCCAGCGCAGGCGGATGTGCGGGAGATTAAACAGCTACGAGAAACACAGCAAACAATCATCGCTGGCGCACTGTTTGACTTCATGGGCTGGTTGACATCACGCAAGGAGCGCATTGTTTTGTCTTCCGCTAACGAAGCATCACCAGCAGTGGATGCAATTAAAGACTTCGCAAAGATGCGGGGTTTGTCTTTGGATGATGCAAAGGTGCAGGATTGGAACACGGCACAGTCAGAGCAGGATCCTATAGGTTACGCAGTCCCAACTTTTGATTTTGACAATAGTGTTATTAAAAAAGTGAATTACGCAAGAACAGTCCCCCTCTACACCACCCCACCACAGCGCCCTTGGGTGGGGCTGACGGATGAGGAACACATTGCGTTTCACGATAAATTTGTTGATACAGATTGCTATGGACTTTTGATTGACGCAGTTGAAGCCAAACTCAAGGAGAAGAACACATGAGAGAAGAAGTACTGATAGAAGGATTTGAATCGAGAGCCACTGGCGCCATCGCGATCAAGATGACAGCAGGGAAAATCGAGTTCTCTTCCGACAATGGGTTTGGACGTTTGCTGACGAATCCCCGGCTGACAGTTAACGGCCAAACGGTTGGTGAGCGCAACAGGGCCGAGCTTCATGCTCGACTGGATGAGTGGCTTGATGGAAATTTTATGGAGAATGTCTGATGATTCCCGTACCACTGTATCCCGACATGCCAATTGCCACCAATACCGCTGGCAAGGTTGTGTTCCCCAAGCAGTACTACAAGTGCCCGGACTGCGACAACATCAGCCCGTTGCGTGGTGGGTGGATCGGCTTGGTCCAGTCCGATAGGCAGGACATTCACAACCAAGCGAAGGAACACAACCGAATGAACTTCTACGATATTTGCAGCCTTGTTGAGGCCCGTTTAAAAGAAAAGAACACTTGATATGGTTAAGATCCAAAAGAAACGAAATGCTTTAGAAGAAGCCAGAGCACAACTGGACCAGTGCTTTAAAGTTTTGAAGGCCAACGAGATCCTGTGGATGGACCGATGGAATGCCCAGCCCAACCCGTGGGCCAAGATCAACGACTACACGTCCGAAGAACAGCGGGCAAGACGCAAGCCAATCATTGATGCTTGGATGGAGGCCCGGGACAAGTACGACGAATTGAATGCATAATTCATTAAACGGAGTAAAATATGACCAAGCTAAAGATTGAGTTTGCGCCCGGGTGCTTCGATGACTTTGATGGCACGCAAGAAGAGCTAGATGAAATAATCGCCGAGATTAGCGCGGCAGTAGAGGACGGCTCTTTTAAAGATAAATCAACTCGATTACCGCCAGAAGAGGAAGAGGCGATACTCGAGATGATGCAAAAGCGCAATACTCGCCAATAGGAATCAATATGGTTACAGCTAAAAAGCAAGTCGTTAAAGATGAGCCGGTCCAAGAGTACCGTATGCCCGCAGACGTCGCCGATTGGATCAAGCAGGCCGAGAGCCGCATCACCTACTTGACCAACAAGATCATCGACCTGAAGGAAGAGAACGCTGGCCTGCGCAAGGCCAACAAGGTAATGGAAGCCCGAGTGATGGGCAACAGCCAAGAATAATCGCGGAGTGGGAAAGCAGTAATCCGTTCGGCTCATACCCGAAAGATCGCCGGTGCAAACCCGGCCTCCGCAACCAACACTAGACGCCAATATAAACAAACTGATAAACTACCCGTAACGCGCTGAGAGATGCGCTGCAAGGAGTTATATGGCCACAGGCAAGAAGATGGGCAGACCACTGGGTGACACCCTCTACCCAGAGAAGGAACAGATCAAGGAACAGCTAGTAGCTTGGCTCTCCGAGGGGCGGACACTCAAGGACTTCTGTCGTCAGCAGGGGATGCCTAACTATCGCACGATCTACCTTTGGATTGACGCCGACAAAGACTTTGCTGCAAACATCGCGCACGCCCGCGACATGGGATACGACGTAATTGCCGAGGAAGCCCTGCAAATCGCTGACAACCTGCACATGGGCCGCAAGGTGGTTACCCACAGCGGTGGCAAGGAAGACGAGGACCTCATGACGGTGACCGAAGAGGACCTGCTTGGCCACCGTAAGCTCCAGATCGAGACCCGGCTCAAGCTGCTGGCCAAGTGGAACCCCAAGAAGTGGGGAGACTCCACCACCATACGGGGAAGCGACACCGAGCCTCTGGTGGCCGAGGTCAGCTTTGACGTCTTTGGGGAGATGCTCAAGGCCGTGATGCTCCAGAGACACGCCAGTGAGTGAGATGGTAGCCCTGCTCGAAGACCCCAAGGTCCGAGAGCAATACGCCAAGCTCAAGCCCGAGCAGAGGGCCATATTCGAGTGGCGGACCCGGTGGCTGCTCAAGGCCCACAAGTTCCAACTTGAGCCACTGGGCGACTGGACCATCTGGCTCCAGCTTGGTGGCCGGGGATCAGGGAAAACCCGTACATCAGCAGAAACCCTAGGTTACTGGGCAGCAACCCAGCCCAACACCCGCTGGCTGGTCTCCGCCCCAACAAGCTCAGACCTGCGCTCCACCTGCTACGAGGGTGAGTCTGGCCTGATGGCCGTCATACCTAACATCCTGATTGCCGACTACAACAAGAGCCTGCACGAGATCAAGCTGATCAACGGCAGCCTGATTAAGGGTATACCCGCATCCGAGCCTGATCGCCATCGTGGTGGCCAGTACCACGGCGCGTGGCTGGACGAGTTGGCCGCATGGGACTACCTGCAAGACTCGTGGGACATGATCCAGTTTACGGTGCGCCTGATAGGCCCCAATGGCACGCGGATCATCTGCTCGACCACGCCCAAGCCAAAGCCCGTGATCATGGACTTGTTGGACCGCGAGGGCGACGACGTCGTGGTGACCAAAGCCAGCACCTACGTCAACATCGCCAACCTTGCCCCGGCATTCCAGAAGCAGATCCTGCAATACGAGGGCACCAAGTTGGGGCGCCAAGAGATCCACGCCGAGATCATCGACCCCGAGGAGGGCGGCATCGTCAAGCGGGAGTGGTTCAAGCTCTGGCCAGACAAGAAGCCCCTGCCCAAGTTCGAGTTCATACTCCAGAGCCTTGACGTGGCCACCAGCGAGAAGACCCAGAACGACCCGACGGCCCACATCACCTTTGGGATATACAAGCCCGAGGACGGCGGTATGTGCGCTCTGGTGATCGACTGCTGGCAGGAGCACCTCCAGTACCCAGACCTGCGCCCCCGCGTGCTGGACGAGTACGAGACGGTCTACGGAGACGGTCGGGAGAAGAAGCGGGTGGACCTGCTCCTGATCGAGGACAAGAGCGCTGGAATCAGTTTGATTCAGGACCTGCGCAGGGCAGGCATCCCCATCATCCCGTACAACCCGGGGCGGGCCGACAAGATCCAGCGCCTGAACATCGTGGCCAACATCATCAAGGCTGGCCGGGTGTGGATACCCGAGTCCAGCAACCGCAAGGGTTTTGTCCGAGACTGGGCCGAGGGCATGGTCAGCCAGATCTGCTCTTTCCCCGAGGGAGCCGAGCACGACGACTTTGTGGACGCCATGAGCCAAGCCCTGCGCTACCTGCGCGATGCTGGGTGGTTGACCATTGACTTTCCCAAGGAGTGGGTGGACGAGGACGACTACATTGACGCGGGACAGCGAACACGCGAAAATCCCTACGCTGTGTAAAATCCGCCCAACATCACACTGGACCACGCAATGGCCAAGAAACCTTACCGCGACCCAACGACCACCAAGATCGAGGACTGGAAGTGGCGCCCGCTTGAGCAGATCAAAGCCGAGCTATCCATGCGCGAGATCCCCGACTACATCCAAAAGGGCTTTGGCGGTTTCATGAACGAGCAGGCTGGCCGAGCAAAGAAGGGCGCCATGACGCCCCGCGACCTGATCAAGGCCTATACCATCGCCCAGTCCAGCATCGGGCGCGGCGGCTTGTCCCATTCCACAGCAAGCAAGATGGGCATGAAGCTGCCCAACACTGGCGGCGAAGTGCGACCAGAGGGTGCCTTTGCCGAGTGGCTGGGATCGCCCGAGGGCCAGCGTTACCTTGACCTTGCCCAGCAGGGCCAAGTAGATCCTGCGGTCATTGCCGACCTGCAATACAAGTTTGCCCCGTTTGGAAAGCAGAACGACCAAGCAACCAAGATGGTTGAGGCGGCGCACACCATGCCCGCCATGGCTGGTGATCTCAACCGCGTGCTGGTAGGATCGCCCGAGGAGTACCGCGACTTTGCCGAGAAGCTCAAGGGCATCGCTGGCGCCAAGAGCGGGTTCATTGGCTCGTTGCTAGGCCGGGGCGACCTACCCACGTTGGACGCCCGCCAGCTTAACCTGCACACCAGAGGCGCTCCTGTGGGCGTAGGCTCAATCATGAACCGAGGCAAAGGCAAGGGCGCCCGCGAAGCCGTGGACCGCCTTGCAGCCCGCCAGACAGCCATGGGGTTGGACATCGACCCAGCACTGGCCGCTCATTACCAACACCTTGCGCACCACGCCGTCTGGGACAAGACAGCAGGCGCCAAGACCACCCACGAAGACCTGATCCGTGCCATGCGCGGTTACGCTGATGGAGGCCCTGTGAACCCTAAAGAAAAAGCCATGGCCATGATGGCCGCCAGCCGAGCCAAGGCGCTCCAACAGCAGGCCATCCGCCAGCAGTACGACAAGGCCATGGGTGCCCAGCTTCCCGGCCAACAGATCCCCCAGCCCCAATGGATGCAGCAGCAGGGCATCCCCAAGCTGGCAGGTGGCAGCATGGCCCCCGAGCTACTTGATCGCAACGATCCCCAATACCAAGCGCTGCTGGCCAAGTTCCGTAGCGGTGAGCGACTGGGAGCCGACGACAACATCCGCGTTGGCCTGTCTCACCCGGTCAGCGCTGTCAAGCTGCGTGAGCCAATCCACGAGCTTACCTACAAAGAGCGGCCAGATCCCAACCAGCCCATGGTGCCTGAGAAGTACATCACACCAGAACACCTGTACAAAGGGGCTGGGATAGGCCTAATTGGCGACGCAGCACGCTTGGCCATGCTTACCCACGTTGGCAAGGAAAAGCTGCCCAAAGCAGTTCGATTGCAGGCCGGTGTGAATTTCATGCGCGGCATCAAGCCAAAAGGCGAGTCATCCGCTTGGGCATCTGGGCCTGCTGTGATATCAGACCTGAGCAACAAAGTAACAGAAGGCATGAAGCTCCCCGGAGTCGAGCGCATGTTTGGCCTGCACGCAAGCATGACCCCGACTGGCGTAGACTTTGGTCGCCCACTGAGCAAGGTGCTGGTTGGCCAGTTAAAGAACAACCCGCCTAAAAAAGAGACGATGGATCTGTTTAACACCGTAATGCAGATGGATTTCCCCGAGTTTGCTGGCGTCCACAACCCAGACGAGTTGCATGCCCAGTTGGTGGCCCCCGGCGCACGCTCGGCAGCCATGCGCAAGGCATTTGTAAAGCTCATGGACAAAGCCCCATTCCAAAACGCTGGCATGCCCAACGTCGGCCATGCTCGAGTGGCCATCTCAGACCCTGAGCAACTGCACCTGCCCACCCACAGCATTGGCCTTGGCATCTCCGAGCTTGACCCGACTGGCAAGGTCATCAAGAACCCAAGCATGCCCCACGAGGACTATGAGCACCACTTAGGGCAAAAAGAGTACGCTGGCCGCTTTGAGGTGCCAATGTCTCGCAGTGACGTGTTCTCTGACTTTAATGCAGCGCGTCGTGCAGCAGGCAAAGAACCAACGGACGATCCACGGTCGTTTGACTTCAGCACCCCGATCCAAGTGTTTAACCAACAATGGCTGGACACCATCATGCCCAAGTACCTTGCCAAGCGTAAGCTGTTGACAGGCAAAGCCGAGGGCGGCCATGTCGGTGGATGCGGGTGCAGCACCTGCGGGCCAACCCAAGACGAGATGCTGGCCCACGTCATGTTGCGCAAGGCCAGTGGTGGCCCAGTGGACATCAAAAAGATCGGCGTTGACGAAGCGCCTGACATGGACGTCAAGGAATACATGTCGCCATCGGGTCCGGGTTTTCCCGTAGGTGGCGTAGACTTTCAGCCACAGTTGCCGGGGCAGCAGATACTTCCTGCCGCACCGGGGCAACCGGGGCAAGCTCCGGGGCAAATGCCTCAGATGCCGGGGCAAACAGGGCAAGTCCCTCAAGGCGGAGCACCGCAAGGAGGCCCGCCAATGCCACCGTTTGGCCAGCCCCGTGGCCCACAGAGCAACATACTGGCCATGACGCCCCAAGGGCAGGCAATGCAGGCTATGCGTCCTAATCCAGCCGCTATGCCCCGCATGGCCACTGGTGGAACAGTAAAGTCGTCGATACCGACCAGCGGTGCCCTGACTACCCTTGGGAAAGCCGCTGCTGCAAAAGCGCCAATAGATTACTCGCGCTCGCGGTTTTTTAACCCCGTGGACCCGTTTGCTGCTGGCCGAGCTTTGGAGGCTCAGTACCCCAAGTCACCCGTTCCGAACATGTCGATATACGGTGGGCGTTATGCGGACGAGCTATCCACCCCAGCCGGTACGGCTATATTGGCAAATGACGTTAACAATGTTGCCGCCAACACTGGCGCAGACAAAATCTATAAGCCGCACGACTTAGATTTGTTATACGGCGGTGACATGAATGACCCAACGTACCAGCAGAATTACGCACGGCTGTATTGGAATGGCAACAGCTATTTTGTGCCTGACACTTTAGAAGTTGATCCGCACATGATGGCTTATCAACTCGCTGGCGGAAAAACAAAAGAAGAACAAGAGGCACTTTTTAACCGTTTGTCTGGTGGTCAAGGTTTAATGAACCGTGCATTGGGAACATCGCCATTCAGCCATATTTACGCAGACAATGGCACCCCAGACCAAGAAGGATTTCTGCGTGAGTTCTTGCAGAAAAAGGAAAAAGCAAATTACGGCATGCCCAATCCTTTAAATCAAGGGCAAGGACGTGATGCAGCCATGAAAGAGTTGTACCACGATTACGGTGGAGAACTTGCAGCGTTTGATGTTGGCCGTGGCGATTTAACTTATGACCAAGGCTGGGCTCTTCAGTTGGCGTTGGAGCAGCAAAAAACCATAGACAGCTTTAATGCCAATAAAGAACTGCAAAAAAATGCGCTTAAACGGTATCAAGATCAACTGGCTGGATTGACAGTAAGCAACGGCAATACGCAATCGTATGACCAAAACAAGCAATGGCTTCAGGGGATGGTTGACAACTACACAAGAGATTTGGGAATTACAGAAAAAAATCTTGGTAAATTCCAATCCAACATTGATCCGTATTTGCAAACCGTTTCTGGCATTCAAAATCGAGACAAGCTGTCATCGGCTGATGTGTTGAAGTATTGGTTTCCCCAGCAAGTAGCCGCAGCAACCACTGGCAACACGACGGTAGACCCAATTACTGGCGCTGCCACTGGCGCTACAACTGTAGACCCAATCACTGGTGCCACAGTAACTAAGATGGCCAAGGGCGGATCGACCACGCCATCGGTACAGCAGATGCGCCAAGCCTTAGCGAACCGTAAGAAGCCCGTGATCCGCAGCACCACGCACGAAATCCAGATCGAGGAGCGCCCACTGTGAAAGGCTTCTACTCACCCGTTGACAGGCTGGCAGCCGAGTTGCCCCGCACCAAAGGGACTGGCGCCGAGTTCATGACGGAGTTGAGCAAGCGCCCCGGCTACAAGCCGCAGGAGGCTCAGGACCGCGACCTGCAAACGCTGATGGCCCTGCCCAAGATGGCGCGTGAGGAGTTCTTGGCCAAGCTCAAAACCAAGCCAGCCCAACAGTTGGAGGACACCACGCTGACCAGCAAGAGCGGGCGCTCAAAGTACGAGGAGCACACGCTGCCGGGCGGCAGCAACTACCGCGAGATCCTGATGCGCATGCCGCACGATGAGCAGCGCGCCAAGGAGTTCAGCGACCCCGCGTCCGGCCACTGGGACACACCCAATGTGCTGGCCCACGTCCGTGCCAAAGACCGCACCGGCCCCAATGGTGAGAAGCTGCTGCACATTGAAGAGATCCAATCCGACTGGCACCAGAAGGGCCGCGAGCATGGGTACGCGACGCCCGAGTCGCTAAAAGAATTTCGTGCGGTTGAGCTACGGCACAAGCTGCTTAAACGACAGCTTGATGAAGCCAAGGCGCAATCGGAAAGCGCGGAGAACAGCCTAAAACGCAAAGAACCGTTGTTCCAGCAGCCCGATGTGCGTGAGCGCTACGAGGCCGCTCGGGTCAAGGCTAACAACGACCTTATGGACCTGATGCCGCAGGTCATGAAGGCGCAAGCCGAGATGCAAGACTTTGGCCACAAGATGAACAGCATGGTGCCTAACGCCCCGTTCAAAAAGAACTGGCACGAGATGGCGCTCAAGAAGATGATCCACCACGCCGCCGAGAACGGCTACCACGGCATTGTTATCACGCCGGGGTTAGAGCAAGCCAAGCGATATAACTTGGCCAAACACATCAGCGGCTTGCAATACGACCCAGAACAAAAGCATTTAATTGCAGCAGGCCACAATGGCGAGGCTATCAACAAAATAGTTGAGCCGCATGAATTGCCTGATTATCTTGGCAAAGAAATTACTGAAAAGTTATTAAATACATTGCCGCTGCAAGGGCGTCATCACTTGACGGGCATAAACCTTCAAACCGGCGGCGAGGGCATGACGGGTTTCTACGACAAGATGGTGCCCAGCTTCCTAAACCAGTTTGGCAAGAAGTACGGTGCGCAAGTTGCGCTGCATGGGCACAAGCTAATCACAAAAGAAAAAAGTGGCCAGCCAACGTATAACTTTAGGGGCGAGCCTTCTGGTGAAATTGCGTATCCAGAAGAATCAACCCGCCTGCACCACTTCCCCATCACGCCCGAGATGCGCGAGGACGTGATTAAGAACGGCGTGCCGCTGTACGCTAAGGGCGGCGCTGTCGAGGACGAGGAGCCCAAGAAGACGGTCAAGGCCTATAAGCTGTTCCGAGTCCACCCCAAACACCCCGGCAAGTTGTTCCCGTTGTTTGTGGACGCCAACACACCAGTGGAGATGGGCAAGTGGATAGCGGCCAAAGAAGGCGAAATGGCCAACGGCAAAGTCAAGTCCAAGATCGGCCCACTGGCGTACCGTCCGGGCTGGCATGCAGGTGACCTGCCCGTGGCCACGCACATCGGCGAAAAGTCAGACCCCGCATTGACCGCACCTGACGTGCGGCCAGAAAACCACGCATGGGCCGAGGTTGAGATGCCGCACGATGTGGATTGGCAGTCCGTAGCCAACGAGCGCGGCGTCAACAAGCAAGGCCGTTTGATTCCAAGCCGAGCGCACATCACCGACCAGCTCCCCGTGGGCGGGCACTACCGCTACAAGACCAACCCCAACATGACCGGCAACTGGCTGATCGGCGGGTCTATGAAGGTCAATCGCATGCTTAGCGACAAAGACGTGGCCAAGATTAACAAGGCCGCAGGCGCTGCCGACTTGCCGCGCCAAAAGCCGTTTAACCCCAAGAAGTTTGGCTTTGCTGAGGGCGGCACCGTCGGGCCAGAGGAGTGGATGGCCGAGGAGCACATCAACCATAAGGCTAAGCCCGTGGGTTACACTAAAGAAAAAGTTACAGTTTCCCCAAGCCTTGACCAGATGCAGTACGAGCTGATCAGCGTGAAACACTCCAAAAAGGTTAAATGATGGCCCAAGAAGAAGACACCAGCCCCGATGACCTCGAAACCAACGAAGACGGCTCGGTGGACGTTGAGCTGCCCGAGGACCTGTCTGACGTAATCGAGATGCCCGACGGTTCTGCCGTGGTGAGCATGGAGACCACTGGGCCAGAAGAGTCGCCTGACTTCTACGCCAACATGGCCGAGTCCATGGACAGCTATGACCTTAACTCGCTTGGCATGCGCTACGTCAGCCTGTTGGACAAAGACAAGAACGCACGCGAAGAACGCGACAAGCAGTACGAAGAGGGCATGAAACGCACTGGGTTGGGCAAAGACGCCCCCGGTGGTGCCAACTTTATGGGCGCCAGCCGTGCCGTTCACCCTGTCATGGCCGAGGGATGCGTCGATTTTGCGTCCAGAGCCATCAAAGAGCTATTCCCACCAGACGGACCAGTGCGCACCAAGATCATGGGCAAGGTGGATGACATCAAATCCGAGCGTGCAGAGCGCAAACGGGACTTCCTTAACTGGCAGATCACCGAGCAGATTGAAGAATTCCGTGATGAGCAGGAGCAAATGCTCACCCAACTGCCTTTGGGCGGGTCTCAGTTCCTAAAATTGTGGTACGACGAGCAGAAAAAGCGCCCAACCATCGAATTTGTGCCCATTGACCGCATTATTTTGCCGTTTGCGGCCTCAAATTTCTACACAGCCCAGCGTGCAGCCGAAGTTCACGAGATAACCGACTGGGAATACAAGCGTCGCATCGCCAGTGGCATGTACATGGACAGCGCCCGCATCACTTCGGGCCAAGAACCCGACCCAACACGCCCACAATCGGCAAATAACAAGATTGAAGGCAAACAATGGCAGGATAACGACGACGGACTGCGCAAGGTCTACCATATCTACGCATTTTTGGAGTTTGAGGACGACAATCACTCTAAAGGCGAGATGGCGCCGTACATCATGATGGTGGACGAGCAGACTTCCGAGGTTATTGGTCTCTACCGCAACTGGGAAGAGGGCGATGACACCATGACCAAGCTCGATTGGATCATCGAGTTCAAATTTATCCCATGGCGAGGTGCATATGCGATTGGATTACCTCATCTTATCGGTGGCCTGTCTGCCGCTCTTACTGGCGCTCTACGTGCCCTGCTTGATTCTGCGCACATTAACAATGCCGCGACCATGCTCAAGCTCAAGGGAGCCAAGATCTCTGGCCAGTCCCAGCAGATTGAGGTCACTCAGGTAGCGGAGATCGAGGGCGCCCCGGGCGTGGACGACATCCGCAAGATCGCCATGCCCATGCCGTTCAACCCACCCAGCCCCGTGTTGTTTGAGCTACTTGGATGGCTGGACAAAGCCGCCAAGGGCGTGGTTACCACGTCGGAAGAAAAGATCGCCGATGTCAACTCGCAGGCTCCTGTGGGCACGACTCAGGCCCTGATCGAGCAAGGCGCTGCCGTTTATTCAGCAATCCACGCAAGGTTGCACCAGTCGCAGGCCCGCCTAATCAAAGTGCTTTGCCGCCTCAATCGCTGGCACTTTGACGAGATGCGCAAGGGCGAGGTAATTGAGGACTTGGAAATCACCCGGGAAGACTTTGATCGCAACACCGACGTCATCCCGGTGTCCGATCCCCATATCTTCTCTGAAACGCAACGTATGGCCCAAATGCAGGCCGTATTGCAGCGTTCTGATGCCCACCCCGACTTGTACGACGCAAAGGCCGTAGAAGAGCGTTTCCTCAAGCAGATCAAGATCCCCAACATCAGCGAACTGCTCAAGGCCGTACCAGCCCCAGAACAACGGACATTGGCCGACGAAAACGCTGCTATGTCGCTGGGCCACCCGTCCTATGCCTACATGCAGCAGGACCACATCGCGCACATCCAAGGCCACCTTATGTTTGCCATGGACCCGTCGTTTGGCGCCAACCCGTTCATTGCGCCCCAGTTCCTGCCCAACTGCATCGAGCACATCAAGCAGCACATGACGCTGTGGTATCTCAACCGCATGAACGGCTACGTGGCCAACCTGCGCGACGGCCAGCCAGTGAGCGACTACGACGATCCAAAGCTGACGGCCATCATCGACAAGCTGTACGCCACCGTTGGCCAGCACGTCGCCATGGACAGCCAACAGGTGTTTATGCAGATCACACCCATGTTGCAGCAGCTTATGCAAGCCCAACAGCAGAGCAAGCAGCAACCCGTACTGCCGCCAGACGCGCAGGTGGTTAAAGACACCAGCATGGCCGAGACCCAGCGCAAGGCTGCTAAAGACACGCAGGACATCCAATTGGCACAGGCCAAGATGAAAGATGACCAAATGCGCGTGCAAGCAGAGATGCAGGCCAAGACGCAGAATGATGAGCGTGATGCACAGCTCAAGTTGCAATTGGCTGCCATGGACGCTGATACTAAGATCAAGATTGAAAATGCGCGACTTACGCACCAGACAATCCAGCAGGCAAACGAATTGGCTTTAACGCCACCACCGGCAGAGATGCCACCAACTCAAGGAGCCCCAAATGGCAACCAGTGATCAAGAACAACGCGGTATCAACGTGCGCCAGCACAAGCGCATGGCTATGGGCGAGAAGCTCGATGGCCAGAGCATGCCCGCTAAGAGCCAGTCCCAAGGCAGCAAGCCCACGGGCGGACTGAGCCACCTGAAGTCCAAGAACAAGTGATAGCCCAGTTATTGCATCTCCTCAAACAACGGCAAGCCGAGATACGCATGTCGTTGGTTGATACCCCGGTAGGCAACTACGATGCGTACAACCGCCTTGTGGGTGAATACCAAGGGCTCCAATGGACGTTGGATACCCTGAACGCGAAACTCGCCGAGAACGAATAAGGCCGCAAGGCCCCAAGCCGCGCTGAAATATGCGCTTTTTTTGCACTGCAATATGTGCTTTGTCGATAGGAGTGAGTACTAGTGATAGAGAGAGAATCCCCACAATTGAGGGAAGCGCGGGAGTGTCCGATCCCGCAGAGTTGGCATGGGCTTTCCCGGAAGCTAACCCGGGTCAAGTACCTTTGGGAGGTCGAGTGATTGTGCAACTGCGCCGCATTAAAAAACGAGCAGGACGCATCATCATCGTTGACGAAACCAAAGAGAACGAGAAGTGGAACAACATGATCGGTAAGGTCGTGGCTTTAGGTCCGCTTGCATACCGTAACCGCGACACCATGGAGTCTTGGCCAGAAGGTACTTGGGCCGCCATTGGTGACTTTGTTCGCGTCCCACGCTGGGGCGGTGACCGTTGGGAGCGCAGTGTTCCCAATGAAGAAGACCAAGAGGACCCAGTCCTGTTCATGACCATCAACGACCATGAAGTGATCGCCAAGATCACCGATGACCCGTTGTCGTTCAAAACCTACGTCTAAGGAAACACCATGGCAACCAAACCCGAAAAAGATGAAGATTTGCACGTTGAGGAAGGCCAAGACGGCACCGCAACTGTAGAGCTACCAGAGGACATCCTGCCCGATGAGGCCCCGCAAGAGGCCAAGCAATCGGACGATAGTGATGAGGACCACCCTGATGACAGCGAGGCCGTCCGAGCAGCCCGACGCGCCCGTCGTCGCTCCAAAAAGGACCTGATTCGCAAGACAAACGAGGAAAAAGACGTCCGTTTGCAGCTACTCCAGCGGCAAAACGAGGAGCTTATGACCCGTTTGTCCAAGGTGGAACAGCGTACCCAGCAGCACGATGTCAGCCGAATTGACAAGGCAATCGAGGACAAACAGGTCCAGCTTGAGTATTACCGCATGAAGTTAGCCGAGGCCACCAACTCTGGCGACGGCGACAATGCAGTTAAAGCTCAAGAGGCGCTTTATGAGACAAAACAGGCGATAGACCAGCTTGGCTACCTTAAACGACAGGCCAACCAACCGGCGCCTCCACCGCAAAAGCAAATTGATCCCGGCGTGCAAAGAAACGCCGCAAAATGGCTCGAGCGCAACGAATGGTACAAACCAGACCTTTCGGACACGGACAGCAAGATCGCCAAGCAGGTGGACGAAGAGATGACCAAAGCAGGCTGGGACGCAGGTTCTGCCGATTATTGGGACGAACTTGACAGCCGCTTGCAAAAATATCTTCCACACCACTATAATGATTCGTCAGATCGACGTGTACGAACTCCGAGGAACACAGTGGGAAGCTCAGGCCGCGAGGCATCAGCCGCTTATGGGGGCACAAACCGCACTTTTACTCTCTCTGCCGAACAGGTCAGAGCGATGAAGGACGCTGGTATGTGGGACAACCCCGAAAAGCGAGCAAGGATGATCAAGCGATATGCAGCAGACGCACGTACTAACACTCGGAGTAACTAATCATGGAATCTCGTCTCAAGAAATCTTTATCTGCCGGTGGACGCGAAACTCGCGCAAGCGAGGACGCCAGCCGTGCAGCCCCTGAAGATAAGTTCATTTCTACGCAGGAACGTCGCAAGATGTGGAGCGAGGAGTGGACGCAATCAGCACTGCCTAAACTGCCCAACCTTGATGGGTGGCACCTTTGCTGGCTCTCATCTACCAACAGCTACGATTCAATAGATAAGCGGATTCGCCTCGGCTACGTTCCAGTTAAGTCTGAAGAGATACCGGGTTATGAAGACTATCGCGTTAAATCGGGTGAGCATGTAGGTTACATCTCTTGCAATGAGATGCTGCTATTCAAACTGCCGATGGACGTCTACCAAGAAGTCATGACGCACATGCACCACGACAAGCCCCAAGAGGAAGCGGACAAGGTCCGAGTCCAAATGGAAAACTTGCAGGGCGCACGGGACAGCAGCGGAAAATCGTTAGTCGGTGTAGAGGGCGATGGTCTAGGCAATTTTGATAAGCACCCAAACCGTATGCCCGTATTTTCGGGTTAACTAAGGAGTTAATATGAGTTCTACCTCTGCTCCGTTTGGCTTGCGCCCTGCGTTCCATCCCTCAGGTCTGGATCGCGCTCAGGCGCTTGCTGGCGGTATCGTCTCTGGCTATTCCACAGACATCTTGAAAGGCGCACCAATCCGTTACAACAGTACCGCCGGTACTTCTGTTGCGGCAGGTACGATCACCAACGCTGCGGCGACTGGTGTTTGGACAGGTGCTTTTGCTGGCGTCGAGTGGACTGATACCACTGGTCGTCGTCGTGTTAGCAACTACTGGCCCGCAAGCACAGCTTATGTGACCGGATCGTGTGTTGCATATTTCTACAACGATCAAAACATCGTTTACGAAATTCAAACCGACGCAACCATTGCTCAGACCTCTCTGGGCGGCGAATACAACTTCTCCGCTAACACTGGCTTTACCGTTACTTCTGGTTCTACCACCACTGGCCTGTCTTCGACAGCCCTTGGCGTTTCTACCGCTGCTGCTAACGGTGCACAAGGTCAGATGCGTGTCGTTGACATTGCTCCCTATGTGGACAATGCGTGGGGTGATACCTACGTTATCGTCCGTGTCGTTAACGCTTCGTCTCAGTACTTCGGTTCTGTGACAGCTATTGTCTAAGGAGTAGTTAAATGGCTGCACCAATGAGAAGTACGGACTTTCGCAGTATCGTTGAGCCTATCCTCAACGAATGCTTCGACGGAGTCTATGACCAACGCGCCGACGAATGGAGCCGTGTGTTCCGTGAAGAAGACGGCATTCCCCGTAACTACCATGAAGAGCCCGTCCTGTATGGATTCGGCGCTGCTCCCCAGTTGCCTGACGGAACTCCCGTCACGTACCAACAGGGTGGCGTGCTGTTCTTGCAGCGCTACATCTACAAGGTCTTTGGTCTGGCATTTGCCCTGACTAAGGTTCTGGTAGAAGACGGTGATCACATCCGTTTGGGACAAGTTTACGCCCGCCATTTGGCTCAATCTCTGATTGAAACCAAAGAGTTGCTGTGCGCAAACATCTTGAACACTGCGTTCAACTCTTCGTATCCCGGCGGCGACGGCGTGTCTCTGGTTAGTACCGCTCACCCTATCGTGAACGGCACTTTCAGCAACCAACTGGCAACCGCAGCTAACCTGTCGCAGACTTCTTTGGAACAGATGCTGATCCAAGTTCGTCAAGCAGTGGACAACAACGGCAAGCGTATTCGTCTGGTGCCCCGCCAACTGGTGGTCGCCCCCGGCAATATCTTCCAAGCCGAAGTATTGTTGAAATCTGTGCTGCGTGCTGGTAACGCCAACAACGACATCAACCCGGTGAAATCCATCGGTTTGCTGGACGAAGGCGCTGCTGTTATCAGTCGTTTGACCAGCCCTACTGCATGGTGGGTTCAGACCGACGCTCCCGAGGGCATGAAGCTCTTGATGCGCCGTCGTCTGGAGAAGACCATGGAAGGCGACTTCGAGACCGATTCGATGCGCTACAAGGCCACCGAGCGTTACATTCCGGGCTTCACTGACCCGCGTGCAATCTACGGTACCGCAGGCGTTTAATCGCTAACACGGTCTTGGCGGGGGGCCGCAAATCCCCCGCCGCTATTATCAACATCGGTCAAACTTTTCAAGGAGCAGACCATGCCTCAATTTTCAGACGACCTATTCTTAGGTGCGGCGCCTACTGCTATGGGTACGGCGTCCTACCCTACCAACGGAACCTACACAGGATCTATTGGCACCACCACGCTGACCATCACTGCTGTCTTGCAGGGTGACCCAATTGCCATTGGCCAATGGGTTAACGGCACTGGCGTTACTGCTGGCACGTACATCACTGGCTACGGCACAGGTACTGGCGGCGTAGGAACCTACACCGTTAACGTGTCCCAGACCGCATCGAGCACAACTATCTATACGCAAGGCCAAGCCATCTTGGGCGACCCTTCGCTGATGGATACAGGCGTTGGCCCACTGGGTCGTATCTACGTGTTTGACGTTGTTCCTTTGACTGCAAACGCTGCAAATATTTGCGCTTCACAAACTCCAACTACCGCTGGATCACTCGCATTGCTGACAACCAGCACATTGGGTGGCAAGCGTGTTACCCGTGCTGATGGACAGACAGTGACCCAACTGGATACCCCACGCGCTCTGAGCGTGACAACTGGTACAGCTACTGGTTCTGTATTAGCTGGTGTTGTAATAGCAGGCACAGGTGGGCAAATCACCTTTACCTCTAATGCAAACGTGTACACGGGTCAACGTATGACCATTTCTGGAACCTTGGGTGGAACAGGTACTATCACTGGTTACACTAACCCAACTACCTACATTTTGTCTGCGGTTACTGCGACATCAGCAACTTTGCTGACAACAGCAAGTGGCGCGGTGGTAACCACCGCAGGTACACCCACGGGCCTGACATACACGCTTGGCGCGGCACCTCAGGTGGTCACAATCACAGGTTGGGATCAGTACGGTCAACCTATGAGTGAGGCAATCACTTCATCTGTTGCTGTTTCTACTGAAGTTTCAGGCAAAAAAGCTTTTTACCAAGTGCTTTCTGTCAGCATTGCAGGCGCTACTGGAACATCAATTACTGTTGGTACAAATCAGTTGCTTGGTATTCCTGTTCGTGTTACTAGCGGCGTGTACATATGCCACGTTGGCTGGAGCACTGGTTTTGCCATCGACTCTGGTAGTTTGGTTGTTGCTGATACTGCTACTGCAACCACCACCACTGGTGATGTGCGCGGTACGTTTAGCCCATCCACCGCCCCAGATGGCATCAAGCGCTTGGTACTTGGCATCATGCTTCCTGCCATCTCTGTCGGCCCCAATGCAACCCGTATCGGTGCTTTTGGTGTCAATCAAAACCTCGTTTCCTAATAGGGGGTCATCATGGGTCAATTTAAACCAATGGTAAAGATGGAGACCACCGAGCCTTCAGTTATTCTGAAGCTCAAAAAAGGTGGTCATGTGGCCAAGAAAGCATACGGCGGTGCAATGCCTATGCCCTCGACCATGCCCGCAACTATGCGTCCGCGTATGCCCGCTCGTGGCGGTGTTTTGCCTGCTGCGTCTCCCATGGCCCCGTCCATGATGGAGCGTCGTCGCGCAATGGCTGCTCCTATGCTGATGTCCAAAAAAGGCGGCAAAGCGGGCGACATGCCCCAAGACAAGGCCATGATCAAGAAGGCCTTCAAGCAGCACGATATGCAAGAGCATAAAGGCGGCACGGGAACAAATCTGAAGCTCAAAAAAGGCGGCATGTACGCCGAGGGCGGCAAGATTGGCCAAGTCATGGACAAGACCACTATCAAAGGTAATGCAGGCAAGTTCCTGAATACCAAGGTAGTAGACGGTGACAAGACCAATACCGCTAAGGGCACCGGCAAGGTCAAGATGGGAGCCGCTGGTTACAAAACTGGTGGCACCATCGAAGGCAATGCTGGAAAGTTCTTGAACACCAAAGTGGTCGATGGCGACAAAACCAATACCGCAAAAGGTACTGGCAAAGTCAAAATGGGCGCTGCTGGGTACAAAACTGGCGGCACAATCAATGGCAATGAGATGAAGTTTGCAGTGAACAACGTCGATACTGCCAAGCCCGGCGTGACCAACACAACCACTGGCGGAGTTAAGAACGCCAATGGCGGCGGCTACAAAAAAGGCGGTGCTGCAAAAAAGCATTTCGCTACGGGGGGCAGTGTTGAAACTGGCCGCGCCGTAGCAATGCCCCGTAAGCCGGTCTCCAAGCCGGTTAGCAATACCATGCAGTCTGGCACCTTCAAAAAGGGCGGTTCAGTCGAGAAAGAGGAGAAGCCAAACCTTCGCCTCTTAAAAACCCATACCGGCCCCAAAGGTCACATGGCCAAGGTCTACAAAGACAAAGACTATGGTGAGCATCGCGTGAAGTTTTTCAGTCCAGAAGGCAAGCACATGTCTGATTCTGATTACCACACCGATGACATGTCAGATGCCAATGACACCGCAAAAGGTCAACTTGGACGCTTCAAAAAAGGT